CCCCACCTTTCTGGATGTAGTTACCAAAGAAGCGAATGAGCTTTTTGAAAGACGAGGGGAAGCTGCCGTAGAGTTGATATACGAAAAAGTACTCCAAGATGTTAAATCTCCAGATGAGATATGGAATTACTGGGGGTACACTGATCAAGAGTTATTTGATCTGGCTAACGAGAAGGGTTGGCTTTCCCATGAATATTTTGGACAACTCTTCCCCGGCAAGAAGACCATTGATCACGAAGTTATGATGGCTATAAGACGGGCTATTCCTAAACTAGCCCAGAGAAGCGGGGCAGCAAGACCGACGAAACTCGAACTATCTGCTGAGTCCCAGAGAAAACTTGATAGCCTCGGGAAGCTTTTCAAGAAAAGAGTTCATGCTAAACCTATTGTTACAGTAAGTCCTTCTCATGAACTAATTGTTGTTGCTGAAAAAAGTGAAGCGGAATTGAGAGAAGGTCTAGATATTCTAGAACTGGAACTTGAGATAGCGATTGGGAATTTTCTAGAGACAGAGTTCAACATTGTTGGGACTCACAAAAAGAAAAAGGATGTATTTCTGATTGAGCCTGTTGGAGGGGGGAGAAAAACAGAAGTCTCCCTAGACCAGATTGTTGTAACAAAGCACAGCCAGAAAGGAATTAACACTCAGAAAGAGAACGAATTATATAACATAGCGCAACAAGATAAAAGGAAGCGTGAACAAGGAACTCCTGCTTCTATAGAGAGAGCGTCAAAGGGAGAGACCTATCGAGGAGTCTATAGAGAATTCACCGAAAGTAGGATAGGCAACCGAAGATTTGCTATGCTCAGGAATGTCATCCAAGAAGCAGAGAAGAAGGTTGACGAAGAGGTTGCGAAGGCTAGGCAGGCTGCAGCGGCTGGACGAATGAGCCCCTCAAAATTGGAGACGGAAATCCAGCGTATCCAAGACAGTAGGGAGATTAAATTCTATGAGATAGCTAAAGGACTAACTCTTATTGGAAGACCTCTCCTTAGGCTCCCCGCAGAATTGCAAGAGAAGGTAGACGCTGGCACCATCACAGCAGAAGAAGGGCTTGAGCGTTTATATAAGGCTGCTCAGAAGAGGTACAATAAAGAGACCAGACGAGATAAGCTTGCTCGTGTTAGGGGTGAAGTCACAGAGAACCAAGACATTGATACCCTTGATCTGCTGAGAACTCCGACTGACGCATGGTATCCACTCTCAGAAACCGGAGGGCAAGTAAGAGCCGTCGCGGAGAAATTAGTACTTAAATCTGATGAGCCTCAAATAGCTTTCCTGTTAGACAAGAGCAAATTAAAAGTTACAGACGAGGCTTTAATATACAGAGCGCTGAAGACCCGTTACGAGGAACTTCAACTAGCTGTAGAGCGTCGATCAATCAAGCGGTTCTCCACATATGAAGGGAAGCGCTGGCCCAAAGCTTGGAGGGAAGGAAGGCACTGGGAGTTCGTCAAGAGTGACGAGAGGAACTTTGAGGGCGCTCAAGAGATGGTAGAGAGAGCAACTAAAGACCTTGCGACACCAGTTACGTTAGGAAGGACTATGGGGGGAGAGGGGTTAAGGCGCGTTGAGCAAGAAGAATTTAGGGCTGGTGAATTTACAAAAATAGTAACAACGGGAAGATGGAAAAATGCTTATGGAGTTATCATAGATAGAGTTTATTTTTCCTTTACCCCCAATGGGAAAGAAGAGCAGATGTATCAGCTGTACGAAGTAAGCGATCCTTTTGTTCCTGAGAATTCCCGACAATTTTCAACCCTAGAAGAAGCTAAAAAAGTTTTTGGGACACCTCGTTATTATCAGAAGCTTGCTGCTGGGAAGTATCCCTTTGCTGCAGGTCGTGTAGGGAAGGACATTCCCTCCCCCAAAGAGTTGGACCGAGTTATTCGATTTCGTGTTCCGGGTCTCCAGAATAGGAAACTCACCAAGGTAGGGGGAAGGCCGACTTCGGTTGACACAAGCAGTGCTCCTCAAACTACTGACGGAGCGATGAATGATGTACAAGATGTGAAGGTGACAGTGCTTGATGCCGGGCTAAAGAATGTAAAGAAATGGGGGAAGACAAAAAAACAGACTGAGCTTAAAAAGGTTCCGGCAACCGGCAGACAAGAACGACGCGCTATTGATGTCACTGGGTTGGGTCACAAGAAAATTACTTATACCCCAACCGCCAAACCCGGACAAAAAGATATAGCAAAAATCGAGAGGACTATTGCTAGACTTAACGAAGACATTCAGAAACTAGAAGCCAAGAAAAAGCTATCACGTAAAGATGAGGCGGCTAAAAAGAAAAAGATAGGGAAAATACAAGCCTCTATCACAGAGCTTGAGGGTCTGGAATTTTATAGCAAGAGGGTTCAAGGGGCGGAAACACCTCCCGGAGATGTTGGAGAGAAAACTAGGGTTAAAATACAAACTTGGGAGGAACGCTCAGGGGTTCAATTGCTGGCGAGAAACAGAGAGTCACAAGATGTCGCTTTGCAATATGTTGAAGCTGTGGACAAGCTCACGAGTAAGTTAGTTAAAGAGCGGATGGAAGAAGCGGGGAAGCTAACGGACAAGGAAACTAACCAGTTAAAAAAGAAAGCAAGAAGAGACGCTCTTAACGAACTGCCTATTCCGGAAATGCTGCGGGGGTTGGAAGAGATTCAAATAGAAGGGGTAGCCGCTGGCTTAACAGAAGATATACAAGCGCTAGAAGACCTGCCGGATGCTCTAAAACAACGAGCGTTATACGCGAAAAAGGGGCAACTGCTCCACTCTCTTGTTCTGGAGGGGGAATATACAGAGAATGGTTTCCTTCATAGGTTGGTTAAAAGGACTGGAGAAAAGGGGGTGGATCGAACTGTTGTTATAGACAGAATAAACGAAGCCTTGGGAACTCAAATCTTTAACTTTGTTCGTGTTGTCCAGAGCGAGGGAGACCTCCCTCTTAACCTTAGAGACAATAGCTCTGACTTCACCTCTGGGGTAAGGGCCGTAACATTTAACCATGAGGTGTGGCTGATTGCGGATAATATTTCAGAGGATCGTATTGTTCCCGTTGCTCTGCATGAGATTGGCTCTCATGGTATGCAAGCTGTTATGGGGAAGAAGTTCTATCAGAAACTCTTAATGCAGGTCGCGGTTTTGGCTAACACCGATCAGGAGATTGGTGAGCTATACGATAAGATAAAGAGCCAGATGAACGAAAAGGATTCAAAGAATCAGGCGCTCATTCTCGAAGAGGTAATGGCATACATTGTCGAGTCAGAAGCTATGACTGATTCCCCTTTCTGGAGGGCGATAGTAGATGCAATCCTGTATGGGTTGGCTCGTCTCAAGTTGTGGGTCAACCCGAAGTGGATAGGACCGCAAGAGATTCTAATCTTTGCTAAGGCTGCTGCAAGGAAATACGCCTCCCTCTCCACGGATGGGAACGCACTGTTCGCGGCTAACTTTCTCAACACTCCCCTTTACTCTGGTGATCTCGGGCATAAGTCGTCAACTACTGCAAGAGCCTCTAGACTTGTTGCTGGTATGCGGGAGCATCAAGACCCGCTCATTACGAAGGGGTTTGAAGGTAGCTGGTTTGTAGAGGATATGCCGTTCCCAGAAAGATGGTGGGAGCACTTCCTCATGGTGCGGGAGATAAGGCCCGGACGACCCGCCCTCATTGGTAAGCCTATCAGGAAGCTAGGCAAGCATAGATACCAGATGTATGTCGGTGATGACATCAGGAAATGGATTGAAGATTATTTCATTGCCGTAAGAAGGCTTGAAGAATCTATTCGGTTGAGAGGGGGCGTAATAAACGAGGGCGATCTCCCGTCTCTTTATCATGGGGCTTACAAGAACATAGTCAACTACAAGCGCAGGCGCTTTCATGACGAGATGGTCCAGCCTTTTGAAAACTTTTTGAAGACGCACAAGGTGAGCGGGATTGACCTGCACTGGTGGCTCTATGCCGAACACGCTCCTCATCGTAACAGGGTGATGCAGGAGAAAAACGGTCATCAATTTTCTGCTGGGATATTTAGCGATAAAAAGGCTGCTCAAGAACATCTTGAGAAAACTGGTGAATTGCACAAAGATGCGGAAAGCATTAAGGAAGAGTTAATAAACAAGCTTTCTCCTAAAGAACTAGAGAACCTTCAAGAAGCTGCCAAGTACGTTTACGCAATTAACAAAGCTACCTTGGAGCTTCAGCTGGAGAGCGGCTTGCTGAACCTAGAAGAGGTTGCCCGGACCAATAAAAAGCGTCCCGGTACACTCCCTCTGGCGTATACAGATAAAGGATTTAAAGACACGTATGTGCCATTGTACGGGGAAGGAATTACCTACAATGATGTTTTCTTCGAGGGATCATTAAAGCCCGGAAAGTTAGGCATCAGCGGTGTTGAAGCAAGAGCAGCAACGGGTCGTGTGACTGAGGCTGAAAACACTTGGGCGCATTCTGTTATGCGGATGGATCATCAGATTGATCGCGTAGAAAAGAATAAAGTGGTGATGTCTTTTTCCAGAGTTATTTTGCAGAATAAGGAAGACCTAAAAGATTTTGCCATTGTGGTGAACAGGGACACGTATGAAGATCACAGGATAGACGGCCATCTTCTGCTAGGTCTTCATGAGAAACAGCAGACTGATCCGGATCACAATATACATTTCAAGCAGAACGGGAAGGAAATGGTGATCCTCGTAAAGGACAAGAGGATAGGCCAAGCGTTCAACCGCACAAACATGGCTGACTCCGGGACATTCATGCAGCTTGCTTCTCAAGTTAACAGGTGGTTCAGCGCTGTTCATACCTCCATCAACCCTGAGTTTGTATTGACTAACTTTATCAGAGACTTTCAGACTGCAATGATCAACTTGCAGGGAGTTAAGCAAACGACTGCCGAGTTCAAGGATACAGAGGCGCTTACGCGAAAAGTCTTCAGAGACATTAAACTAGCTGGGGTTGGGCTGAAAGAATTTATCAGAGATAAGAAGTTCAACACTGAGTGGAGTGCATTAGCTAAAGAGTTCTCTGAGCAAGGAGGCCGCATAGATTTCTTTGCTTTCAGGGATGCAGCCGAGTTCGAGAAGAAGCTTAACGATTACATCAACGACACTACAGCTGCTGGAGCCAGAAGATTCAAGAACAAAATGCTGGAGTTTGTTGGCGAGTACAATGCTGTTTTTGAAAACACTATGAGGCTGGCCACCTACAAGAACGCGAGAGACGAGTTTATAGCCAATGGGATGACGGAAGAGAGAGCCATGAGAAGGGCTGCAGATATTTCCCGAAACCTCACGGTTAACTTCTCCCAGAAAGGGGAGAAAGGAGTCGCTCTAAACTCTCTGTACTTATTCTTTAATGCCTCGGTTCAGGGTACTGTGAGAATGTTTCAGGCAATGTTCCGGAGACCCAAAGGAGATAGAGGATTCACTCGTGTGCAGAAGATAATGGGGAGCATAGCTCTCTTCAGTTTCTCTCAAGGGATTTTGAATTCTCTTCTCGCTGGTGATGACGAAGATGGTATCAACCGTTACAGGCAGATTGATTTAAGAGCGAGAGGAAGGCAGGCCCACATCTACTTGCCGGGCTTTGATACCTTCTTCAAGATTCCTCTTCCTTATGGATATAATATTCCCTACGTTATTGGCGACACATTAGCTGCCCTGATGATGGGTCATACTAATCCGGGGAGAGCAACGATGCACGTTATGTCCTCAGCCGCTGAGTCTTTTGTTCCGTTCTCTTTTGGGAGCAGCGATGATCTGTTCGTTGCGGCCCTCCAAACCGTGAGCCCAACTATCTCAGACCCATTAATAGACCTTGCTGTCAACGAGAATTATTTTGGGCAACCAATATACAAAGACCCAGCATGGGGTTCATCTGATCCTCCTTCTGAAAGATACTGGTCATCCACTGGTGTTATCACCAAAGGGATTTCTCGCGCACTCAATGTTCTTTCTTTTGGGTCTAAAGTCGAGGCTGGTTTAGTGAGTATACCTCCTGATGTCTTCGAGTATATCTGGGAGACAGTGGCAGGTGGCGCTGGTCGTTTCGTTGAGAGAAGTACCGACCTCGTATGGATGATTACCCCCGGCGGTGGAAGGTTAACTCATAGAGAAACGGGTGAGGTCAAATGGACTAAGGTTCCCTTTGCCAGAAGGTTCTTCTTTGACGAGACAGCAACTAGGAATAGATTCGTATACGACAAGTATCAGGAATATGAGTCATCCATACGGATGGCTACGGGTTTGAATGATGGAATACTTGAGGTATACGGGCGCGGAGATTACTACAACAACTTCAAAGAAAGCGAAGACTATAAGCTATTCAAATTAGATGATACCAGAAAGGACATTGCTGGAGACATCACCAGACTCCAGAAAGAGAGCAATAAAATTCTAATGAATAGAATTCTGCGCGATGATGTGAAGGAGGAAAGGATAAACCGCCTCAAAGATAAGATGAGGGACTTGAGAGTCAAGCTTGTTGAGCGGGTTGACAATGTGCTCGAAAAATGAAGAAGGCACCTCTTGTCACTGTCCAATGGCAAGACATCATAGGAACCGCTGGTTGGGAAAAGCCAGATGAAGTTAACCCCCCAACCCTACAAACTACTGGGTTCCTAATCAAGAAGAATAAAGATGTTGTTAAGGTGGCAAACACCAAGGATGAGAAGGGGGAGTGGTCTTCTATCACAGCCTTCCCCGCTGGATGCGTGAAGAGTATTAAGTATACTTCCTCATAATCTTGCGCAGGGTTATGGTCCTGACCCCATCGTAGTACCCCTCCCCATCCAAATCTTCCAGAACTACAATCCCTCTCCACCATTGGTGCTCTGTATCTCTGCACCAGCTTTCGGAGTATTCGGGATGAGAGAAGCAACCCGCAGACAGGCCGAATATTTTTTGCCCGTCAGGACGAGTGTGTTCTGCGTGGTTGTACAGATGCGAATGACCTTGAACGGCGGAGCAATGAAGCTTAGTGACAAGTGTATGCCCGATGTGGATGCTAGATATGGGCCTGCCGGAGACTCCAGTAGTGAAATAGTGAGAGAAGGTGATTTCTCCTATCGTAATACACCTCTTGAAGGGTACAACTTCCCACCCGAACCCTTCATACTGGAGGTCTTCTATCCCGATAGTCCCATCTAATTCCGCTTGAGAATTGATGGCTCTAGTTATTCTATCCTCATGATTGCCTAAACACATCACTAGGCGCGGCCTATATTGCTTCTTGCCGTTCTTTCTTTTTCTTGAGTTGAATCTGTTCATCTCAGCGAACAGGAGTTCCTGTGCGTCGATAGCGGATTCAACATCTTTTTTATATCGTCTTCCCTCGAACCCTTTGGTTCCCCTATCATACGAGGACAGGGACGGCAGGTCAGCCAGATCACCCAAGCAAACCACGCACTCAGGCTGCTCTTCCATGAGCAACCGACCTACCGCCCTGAACCTCTCGTTATTGTAATCCGGATGAACGTGCGCATCAGGGATAATCATCAGATTCATATTAGTGCTCCCCGCATCCTTCTATATCACAGTTGGGATAATTAGAGCAGGCAAGATGCTTGTCATCATCCTCAACTCCCATCATTCCTTCCTCAATAGCCTTTTTTTCATAGTAGTCATCCCCGAACTCTTTAAAAAATTTGGCATCAAATCTAGGCTCAAGCGCGGTGTAACTACAGGAAGAGTTTCGACAGTGGTAGTATTGTCTTAGCCCTCCATCTAGTTTAGAGAATTTTCCTCGAATCATTAACATCCTACCGTGATTAAATCTGCAATATGGGTTACTCATATTCACCTCCGTCTTCTTCTATGTCTTCTAAGTAGCAACTCTCGCAGAATTCAGGTTCTTCCCCATACATAATGTAACCACAGTCATTACAAACCCATCTTTTATCATCTGGCATAGCTATATCTCACATTTGTCTCCGGTGCAAGCCAACTCTTGGCTACCGATGGTGTTATCTTCCTCCTCTCTCACCGAGGACCAGTCTATTGGTGTGGTCCTTGGAAACATAGAGTACTCTTCCTTGGTTATCTCTTCATAAGGAGCGGATTCGTATGAGTGAGCGTCATCAGCCCTTGGCAGGAAGCTTACTCCGCTGAGTATATCAAAGTTCTTGTAGCACCAAGCCCCCACCTCCATCCACTCGGCCTCTCCAACGTAGATGGTAGCGCTTGGCTTATGCTCACACCAGTGAAGGGCAAACTTCTTCCATATCTCAAGATGCTGGATAGCAGTAACATCATGCCTTGTTCTGGACCTAGCAGGAGCCTTCATAGGGAAGGAGAACACTATAGCCTCCTTGTTGTATGGGTCTTCCTCATACTCGACCCCTGCGTCCATTATAGCCTGATTGAGTGGGTCTTTTTTGTCCTGTCTAATCCTTCGGATGTACCACTTGGAGTACGAGGGATGTAGGCCAGACCCAGCCACTCCAGTAAGTTGACTCACAGTCCCAGATGGCTTGATGCAGGTGATAGCTGTAGACGGATTGATACCTAGTTGCCTAGCCCACTTCTCGTTTACATTGATAGCGGATGTCCTCCACTCTTCCAGTTGATTCGGGGTAGCGTTGAGCACCGTTGGGCAGTCAAACACTCCCGTGAAGCTGACACCCAGCAACCTCTCTTCCTCTGCGTTCTTTCTCCAGATCGGTCTGACGTATCTGAAGTCGGTGAGCGCGGATTGAATAGTCCCAAGGATGGTAGCTAACCCTATCTTCCGAGACACATCATCAATCGTGTCGGTTGGGCGTAACACCACTTCTGAAAGGTTGCACGTTTCTGCACTCCTCAAGCAAATTTCAGAACAGGGATTGCAGCCGAATTCATGGTCCTTGTCTCTTCTTTCAGGCATGAGTTTCTTAGCAGCCTCTCTGTTAAAGATGCCCCGCTCCCCGCTTTTGGAATCATACAAGGCAAGCCACTCACGCATGAAGATGCCCATGTCTGGCCTTTCTGTATAGCACACAGAGTTATTGGCTAATGCCCTCTGTGGGTTTTCCAGATGCCACTGGCCTGTCTTTGCGTGTCTCATTCTTTCGTCAGTTAGATTGCTCAGACTAATCTCTGCTGCTCGTCTAACCCCACCCACCACTACGCTCTCTCCATTCCAGCACATGAGGTCATGACATTCTATGCTGTTCAGTCGTCTGCCTTTAGCGTTCTGGAACGTGTGTATGTAGTGTCCAAACAATCTTTCCAGAGGGTCAGGACCAGACGCCCTGCCACCAAATGTCTTGAGTCTCGCTCCGGCTGGGCGAATCCTACTATAGTCTGTCTTGGGAATCATCCCTTGGTATAGGAGGCTGACCAATTCTCTCAGCCCTTTAGCCCATCCTATCTTGCTATCAGAAACAACAATGGTTGTGTCTGACTCATGAAACTCGTCAGCGATTTCCGGAAGACGGTTAATGAATTGCCTTTCCACGCTGAACCCAACACCAGTTCCACATAGAAGAACGTAGAGGGATTCATCAAATGCTCTTATATGGTCCACAGCAAGGTAAGCGCAGTTGTATCCTGCCATGTTGTCTCTAGTCAGAGCGCCTGTTCCGGGATCAGGGTCAGCGGTCATGAAGGCTCTCATAGAGGGCATCACTTCCATATCAAGGATGGCTTGCTTGACTTCTTTAGGAAAATGGATATAAGGCTTAGGTTTTAAATCTGCACTAATCCCGGCCAACACCCACCTCATGTAGTCGCAGTAACGATTGACTGTTTCCTCCCAAGTCTCCCTGCGTTCTTCCGAGTCAAGATACCTAGCATACCTGCTCTTGTGAATTATCTTCTGGTACTCGGTAATCATTTTACCTTCTCCCATTTGTCATGAGCATACCATTCCCAATTTCCCTTGGAGTCGATGCACCAGTGACCCTGTATGGAGTCATACTGCACGAATGATAGTTCTTTTATTTTTCCTGTTTCTTTTTCCCGGAGGCGGATTTTTTTACGCTTCGGCTCCATGCTTCTCTCAACCTGTGTTTTTTCGCCCATTCTGCGAATGCATCCAAGGTCATTCCAGCGTGAGCCTTAAACCAATCAGCCCATGTGACCCCTTTTGTTGGGGTTAACTCATAACGCTTATCCCAGATACGTCGAGCGAGATGGTAAACTCTAAAGACCTGTTCCCGATCCTTCTTCCACGGATGCTCTTCCATTAGAACGGAAGATCATCATCGTCCTTTTGGGCCGGAGAGGAATTAGCTTTCCTTCCCATCTGCATGGAGTAGGCAATGATGTCAGTGCTGTACTTTTCAACACCACTCTTGTCAGTGTACTTGCTGTAGGAAATCCTTCCTTCAACGTACAGTTCCTGACCTTTCTTCACATACTCGCTCACAGTATCAGCGATCTTGCCAAAGAAGGTGACTCGGTGCCAATCAACTTTCTCGTTGTCACCATAACCGCTACTGGTGGCAAGAGAAATATTAGCAATGTTTCCTTTGGCAGACTCTCTGATCTGAGGGTCTGCTCCAACTCGTCCAACTAGCATAACTTTATTAACATTCATGATTACATTGTCCTATTGAAGGTAGAGAGAGTTAAGATCAGTCCATGATGGGTCGTACTTCTTTATCAGCTTCCACAACGCGAGAGCATGAGAAAACATTCTAGTTAATCTTTCAACGTCCTCGTGCTCCCATTCAAGAACGCTGTGTCCTTCTCCAACGTCTATGAATAAGTTCATTATCCTGCGTGTCCCTCCCAGCCCTAAGTTGTAAGCAGCCAACTGCGCACCATAATCGTCATAAACCATTTTCTTCACGTTGGGTTTATCAGGAAATACCTTTGTCTTGAAGTCCACCACCCATTCATCGTTCATCAGGTCAACCTTTCCCCCGAATCCCGAGGGGTGGGAAAAAGATTTTTCTGAAACCCAATCGCCACCCTCTGGGCAACTCTCATTAAGTTTCTGGTGGACGTTCCGGCATATTAACTCATACCCTTCTGGAGCATTCCCGCTTTTAAAGTATTGCTCTAAGTGGTCGTGGATTATGGTCCCTCTATTCATAACATCTTGCTGGTTGCGGCTGAACCTTTCTCTGGCTAATTTTTCGTACTCTAGATAGCCCATTGACTGGCTCAGGTTTTTTGCAGAATGCGCTTCGGCCCATAGAGAAGCCATGAGTTCTTTTTGCATCCACTTATTGAGCATTGGCTTATGAACAACATCACCCCATACAGTAGAGACAGACGGCACCCAACCATACTTCCTTGCCTCTCTCAGAGTAGTAGGGCGCATCCCGTTTTTCCCCGGCACTTCATAGCGAGGGTTACCTTGTTTGTCGTACCAATGGCTCATATGTCTGCCCCTCTTAGCTCTTCAGGAAAATTGGAGTCTTTAAGAAGCCCCATCCTTTCCAGTACTCTATTGTATTGGGTTGTGTCGCCGCTGTACTTTGCCCAGCTTACGCAATTGAAATCTCTGCAGAGTTGAGGGCGATCATCATAAATATCACAGTGCATCCTTTGCCACCCCATCACCGTTTCCTTGAGATGGGAACAACGGATTCGAATTCCTTTTTCAGTGGATTGAATGTTGTCATGGTTTTCAACTATGGCGCGGAGCCACTCAAATCGTCTGGGGTCTGTCCAGCTAGGCTTAATTTCTATCTCGCAACATACGCCACACCTTTGGCAAACCTCTTCAGTTACGGCTTCCTCCGGAAAAGGCCAAACCCTAATAGGTAGAGGAAAGTCAGAATCTTTCATTTGTCTTGCTTGAAGTCGTCTGACTCGTCCTCAGAGTAGATGCCATACTTGTATGCCCCGCACAGTTTTAGCACGGCACGAGCCTTGGCTCTTTTCTCAGCCATCTCTACCATATAAGAGCCATGATGATTGCCGGGCGGTTTTGAGGTCTTGGACCCATGCAAGCAACTTCCGTAACTCTGCACAGCCTCTTTTGCACCATGAGCGGTTGCCTTAATGACGGCAAAGTCTCTCTCGGTAACGATGTGATCAAAGGTGACCCGGATGTTTAGGTTGTTCTGAATCTTCTCAATCCCGCTCAACTTGATTATAGCCCACAGTCCTTTCTTCGAGAAAATGTCATCTTCTATTGAAAGGTTGTGCTCTTTGGTCAATGCGGTTAGAAATTCTTTCCGGGTCATTGGTTTCTTTCCAACGTTCAGTTCATTCATGCGCTGTTGTTTACGAACTGCTGGCCAATCTTCGTCCATATAGTTCTCCCATTCTCGTCTGTCATCATCCGTTGGTGCTGTTGCCGCTATTGCTTCTGCTGAGTGCCCGTTAGCCATGTGTCACCTCTGGGACATCTGCCCCAAGTTCGATACCGATTTGTGTTGCCCTCTCTATGAGTTCTGACATCTCTCCAACATTCATACTCGAGGTCTGTCTTATCCTGCTCCTCTGTTCACCTTGGAGGTTCAGGTATTCTTCCGTGCCGAATACATATTCGACAACGATTTCTTTAATCTCTTCCTTGGTATGCCCCGTCTTTTCAGCGATTGATCCGCACCACGCATGAAACATATCGTTCTGCTCTAGTGACCTATTCTTTTTATAGGGCTTGACTGTAACTTCGAGGATTCCATCCTCTACGTCTATTGCTAGGATTTGCCTAGCGCACTCATTCCTTATCGGAAAGCTTCTAAGTATCCAACGTTTTTTCATGAGTATCAGTGGAGGTCGTTGCGTTTCACAAATTCGATAGAGTTAACAGCGGTGGCGAATTCGTACCCAGTATCTCCAATACGAAACCCGGCCCCGTCTAACTGTTCGCCAATCTCGTGCTCGAGAATCTGCTTTGCTAGATTCGCTATCGCATCGTGCTCGGGACCACTATCAACCCACAGGGTGATGAGCGTCACCACTTTATAAGCGACGCGAGTGTTGCCCGATTCTGTGTCTTGTATAGCCATGTAAGCTGTTGCTCCTTCGTGTATTCTAAGGCATGGCACTTCTGATGGCAAGCCCTGCAAACTGGGATAGCGTGAAGGTCTATGGGCTTCTTCCCTATACCTGTCTCCAGTCTCACATGGTGGGCATCTACCCCGTATTTACCACATCCCCAGCATGGTTGCTCGTGAAGCCAGTTCATGTAAGTGGCTTGACTTTTCATAAAGGGAAGATTACCATATGGGGTATTCGAATGCAACCCTGTGTAAGTTATTGATTATGCTGAATTTTGAAGAGAAAAGGCAGTATCTTCTGACCGCTTTGTTCCGCTCGAAGAAGCTCCGCTCGTCCGAAAAGCTTGTGGCTTTAGCTATGGCTTTCAAGATTAACTCAGATGGGACTTCAAATCTGACCTTGAAGGAACTCGGGGAGTTATGCTCTTTTACCAAGAGAACTGTCAAGAAAAGTATCGTTGGGCTCGAGGACAAGATTGGGCTTAATGTAAATCGTACTCCTGCGAAAAACCACTACAGTTTCGACCAGTGGGACAGGCTATGAACAACGGTAACTTCTGGGGTCCACTCCCAGTGTACATTCTCCAAGACCATCGACATAGGGGTGGGCATCTGAGAGTTCTGGCAGCTATCTTGAGTTGCCCTCAGCCTCACTTCCCTAGCTTGAAGACGATTGCCGAGCGCAGTGGGCACACGCCCAAGTACTGTAGCAAGATGGTTTCCCAGTTGGTGGCCTTTGGAACCCTAGAGCGTGAGCAGAGGTATCGGGATACCAACGTCTACAAGCTTGTATCTTATTCAGAGTGCACTCCTGTGGTAGGGTCTGACTCCACCACTGTGGTGGCACTAAAAGAACCTTTAAAAGAAAAGAATAAGAAGAGTCCACCTAAACAGGCTGGTTGTGTAAAATTCTGCTCTCGTTACCCTCGTCACCGGCTTGGAGTCCAGAAGAAAATAGCCCAGTACTGGAGGAAGAATAAACTCGAGACAGTTGCTGACAAGATTCTCCGATGCCTTGATGAGCACAACGAGGGAATTGAGTGGAGGTCTGATAACGGTAAGTGGGTTCCGGGGGCTATGAAGTTTCTTGAACAAGAGCGGTGGTTGCTGTATACTGATGTTTCTCTCGTTGAATTTGAGGAAGACTGATGCAGATTATTACACCTGAACTTGAAGATTTCATGACCCCTGTAGACGTTTCTGGTCACGTATTTTCGCCCAATAATTTTAGGGATGAAACTCTAAAGTGGATAGAAAACAGGAATAACAAATCCGGATGCAGGATTCCCTGCCTTATGGATACTGATCTGAGAATCATTCCCGGTACTCTGTCAGTCTGGGCTGGTATAAATGGACATGGCAAGTCTGCCCTGATTCAACAGTTTTGCCTTTGGTGGGCTGATGGAAAGTACACAGACAAGGAAGAGAAAGTTTTATTCTGGTCTCCAGAAATGGCTATCCACGTTCAGATTGAAAGAATGGTGAAACAATCTCTTGGGGTCGGAGAGCCTACAACCCAAGCAGCAAGTTATGTAATGGACTATCTGGAAGGTAAGGTCTACATCTATGGTAAAGAGGAGCACGTTAGGGCTACGGAGATAATTGCCTTGGCTAGATGGGCGGCTGCAAATCAGTTTACCCACCTTGTGATAGATTCCCTCATGATGATTGACCTCCAGACTGATCAAGCCAATTTGAATCTTGGGCAAAAGAACTTTATTCGGATGCTGAAAGAGGCGGCGAGAACGACTGGCTTGCATATTCATTTGGTCGCTCATATGCGTAAGGGTGAAAATGAGCACAAAAGACCGGACAAGATGGATGTAAAAGGATGTGGAGAGATTACAGATTTAACTGACTATGCCTTTTCTATATGGAAACATCTTCAAAAGCAGAAGATGTTGCAAGAGAACCCGGAGGATGAGGTGTGGCTGAGAAAACCCGATGGATATTTGGAGTGCTTGAAGAACAGATATGACCCAGAGCATCCGGTGATCCCTTTGTGGTTTAGTGGGAAGCCCTTCTCTTTCAAAAAGGGGAGGAGGACAGACATCCCCAAGCTTGTTGAGCCTTCTAAAACGGATTTAGAGCGTGGTTACATACCAGAGAAGTAAAGGGGAATTAGAGTTTGCGCAGCAGATTGCAGACGCTGCCTGCACTCTCCATCTGGGCGAGTATGAAGAGGAGTATATGTTTCTTAAAGGCAGAAGATTCAGGTTTGATTTTGCATGGCCCCAGCATATGATCGCTGTCGAGATCGAAGGGGGAACCTTTGTGCAGGGGAGGCATACCACAGGGGCAGGCTTTGCTAAGGATTGTGAGAAGTATAACCTAGCCACTCTGGAAGGATGGAGAGTCTATAGGTTCACAACACAGATGGTGAAGGACAGGACAGCCATCAAATTCATGCACAAAATCTTTCTGAAGGTTCCAGTTTCGTGGCAAAAAACATAATCTGGAGAAAGATGATGGAGCAGTACAAGTCACCTTGCAAGGGGTGTGAGCAGTATCATGCGTGTGCTATCCATGAGGTCGCGTGTGAGCAATATCAGTGGTTTGTTGAGTCAGGGGAGATAGAACTGGCCTTACCCAAATCACCGACACGTAAAATATTCATGGAGGTATATTTTGAGGAAAGCCTCGAAGGAGAATTTTAAATCAGTCACGGTTCCTTGTCCCTCAATATGGCACAACCCTAGACGACCTTGGGAAGATGTCTGCTATGCCCTAGCCGGGATGCCAAGGATTGTGTCCAAATACGCCAGACTCAAGTATGCAGGAGAGAAAAGCCACTACGAAGAAATGCTCCAGTATGTCTACTACGAGATTATGAAGATAGGCAAGGAGCAAGGGTGGAAGTACCGGCCAAGGCGCTCTTACCCCAAAGGACTACCCGTAGAGGTAAGAGGTTGGTTTGCCATGAGACTAGCAGAGTTAGCAATGCAGGAATCAGTAGGATCAGATAGGTGCAGACGATGTAATGGAAGAGGTACGATCCATACAGGATACAAAAGCATGGATTGCTTTAGTTGCGAGGGATCAGGAGTTCTAAAGAAAACAGAACTATATCGCGCAAAGTTCATGGGGGTTGACAGGATGACATGGCATAATGTATGGAAGTATAGATTCAGGCAGCACATCCTTGGCATTTTTGATGTGTTTGAGTTTGAGATAAGCAAAGAACTTGCTCGAAGGTTGTGAACTGGTTTGAACTGGTTTGGTAAATCGGCCCCTTTTTGTAAATACGGTCATCATTCTAGGGGGGGGGTCAG